GTGCTGTTAGTGGTGTTATACCCGTTGCCCGAGTCGCCGGTTTGGAGGCCAGCCCGAGTGGAGGCCGTGAATCCGGTCGATTGGTACATCGCAACATGGTTTGGGCTGCTGGTCGCCCATCTCCACTGAACGTACAGGTTGCCCTTACTAACCGCGCACTGGCGACCGCTATCAACCGTCGAGATCGTCTCATCGACAGTCCAGCCACTCAGCCCACCAACATACGTCAGCAGGGCAGCAAAGAAGTCTTCGAGGTCCGTTGCGCTTCCTGTGGTCTCAGCCATAGATCAAGTCTCCCGGAGGAACTGGAAACCGTCAGTGTTCCGATAGGTGCCGTTTGCAAACGCCCGGTATACCGTTCCGTTGTCGGTGAGGGTGTCTTCAGAGGTGACGGTGGTAGCTCCGCTCGCACAGGCCCAGTAAACGCCGTCGAGTTCGCCTACGATGCCGACCTCTTCGGTGACTGCGTTACTGAGTATCACTGTCGCCGGGACCAGTATCCGTTTCTCGCCCCCCGTATCGGGCGTCGGCATGAGAATATGCTCAGGGATGGCTGAGTACGAACCGGCCTGTTGGATAAAGCTGCCCCAGCCGACCATTCCGTTGCCGACGTTCTCAGCTACGATCTTCACATCAGGTCCAGCATCGTTCTCAGGCTGGCCGACAGGATAGACGACGTAGATACTTTGACTGGACTTGGATGAGGATCCGGTGGTGTATCGCTGGTTCATCACCGGCTTCCAGTTGCCATCGTTGTGGCGATAGAAGCCAGGACCATCTCCGTTAGCAGGACCAATCGCCCAGGTCAGCCCAGACATCTGGTACGCCGGGTCGTTGGCGTTCCACGCCTTTTCCTCATCAGCCATTGACCCGGCCACATAGATGGGGTACGGGTACTCAGAACTCGTACCAAAGGCGTTCAGCAGTCCAAGATAGCAGCTAGAGTACCGAGGCGTAACAGTGACGGTGTTATAGAGCTTCGCCATGACGATGATTCGTCGAGTAGTGGCGAAGAACCAGTAGTCGATCGCGGTGCCGTCGTTGTCCTTTAGGTACATCCCCGCAACGTCGATGCTGGTTCCGGTCGTGACGCTGCCGTCCGATGCACTGACCGCATTCGGGTTGATGTTCGGCTGCTGCCACCATCCCAGAGCACCGTTGTAGGAAGTGGCCCCAAACAGCAGCCAGTTCTTTCCGGTGTTCACGCCATCGACGACGCTGTAGGTTCGCACACCGACGTAGGTGTTAGTCGTCGTCTCTTCCCACCAGACCACTCGCTCCGTCGAGGAGTCGAGAGTGGCGTCATCCAGGTTCTTCGTCCAGTTGCTCACCTCCATCGTCAGATCGAAGGTGGCGCTGGAGCCGGTTCCGCCGGTCACTGCGTTCGCAGTCAGGGTCGGATCTACGCTGTATGCACCACTATCATAGATCCGCGCCCCGGTGATCTCGCCGCTGCCCCCAACGCTGGTCACGATGATCCTGGCCGCCTTCGTGGACGTGCCGCCCGCGACGGTCAGGATGTCGTCTACGACGTAGCTCGTACCGGCTGCGTTGATCGAGATCGTCGCAACATGGTCGCCCGTGATGAACTCGTCGAGCTTGTCGAGGAGATCCTTGTAATCGGTAGAGGTGCCTCGGGATAGTGCCATATCAGCCCAGTGTACCCAGTTCTTTCTGGATCAGGGATCGGTTCTTCCTGATCTGGTTGAGGATGATCTGACCGCCTTCGGACGTATCCATCGCGCTTCGGGCGGCATCGGGGGAATCGACGTTGACCACCTGGACGTTTACCTCGGGGGCCGGTGCCTGGACAACCGTGGTCTGCCCTTGGGCAGAGCCCGCAGCGGCGAGAGCGCCGATCGTCTGGTCGGTCGGAGTAATACTACCCGTCTGGCCGGGCGTGAACAGCTCGGGACCTTCCTCACCGACGATGAATGGCTTGTTCGCCATCGCCATAGTAGATCCGTCCGCAGCCGCGCCCACGTTCGCCAGATCCCCGAAGAAGGAGCCCACCGGGCCTCCGAGTCCCGAAGCGGCCTGGAGAGCCTGGAGAAGCAGCAGGCGCGACACGAGCCGGGCGATGTCCTTCAGGATGCCGCTGGCGAAGTCCCGGAAGGTGACGGATCCTCCGGTAGCGAAAGCCACCAGGGCGTCCTCCGCAGCCGAGAATGCGTTGACGAAGGCGCTTTCGGCCAGCGAAGCCACGTCATTCAGCGACTCCGAAACTTTCTGCATCCCGGTCACGAGGCCGTCGGAAACCGTAGTGCCCAGCTCGGCTTGCTCCAGCTTCACATTACGAAGCCCCTGCTCGTACTGCTCCAGGGTCAGGAACCCTTGGGCAAACGCCTCGCGGATCAGGGCCTCCTTCTCGACAAGCTCTTGGCCCACCGGGATCAGCTCCCGCTGAAGTTCCAGGAAGCGAGAGAGCTGATCGTTCCTGGTGATGAGCGCAGTGATCTCTTCCTCTTGCTCGGCGCTGACTCCTGAAAGCCCAGCTTCGGCGAGCTGTTGGTTGAGGTTCAGGATCTCGCGCTGAATGTCCGCCTGTAGCTGTCCTTGCGTAAGGGCCGTTTCCAAGACGGTCTGTTCGTTCTGAAGCTGACCCAGCAGCTTGCCGACCGCTTCCGCCTGCTGGGCGGCAGCGGCAGCGATTAGCTGGCGCTGCTCTACCTCTTTGGCTCTGCGCTCCTCGGCCTCTCGGGACTGAGCAATAAGTTCGGCGTCAGCGAACAGCCCGCCCACAAAGCCCAAGACGGGGTTTGCGTTGAAGGCTTCCGAAAAGGCCAGTGCCGCCGTGTCGCCGATCTCTGCAAAGGTCCTCCCAGCGGGCTCCTCAAGTCGAGGAATGATCTCGTTGAAGAAGTTGTCGTCGAAGTTCTCTTTGAACTTTCCACCCAGATCGCTGGTGGCGTCCTCGAACGCGCTACCGATGGCTCCTGCTGCCTGCACAGCCAAGTCCTTGGCTCGACCGAAATCACGGGAGAACAGCGCGTCGAGTGACTGCCCGAACAGGCTAACGGACTTGCTGACTCCACCGATGAAGGTGGTAAGAATACCGGCTCCCGTCTTGACGATCGCCAAGATAGTTCTCGGCAGGAACTCCAGAGCCGACGCGGCGAAGTTGACTGCTTTTCGGAAAGCGCGGTCGAAGATGTCGGGGATGTCGAGGATGATGGAGCCGATAAAGGCAGCCACGCCAGCAACAATGCCAGCCAGCACGTCGAAGATCGAAGCGATGAACTCGATCGCAGTTCGGAAGTCAAGCGTTAGGCCGCCCAGGAACTCCTGCACGACATCCAGTGCCGGGCCGAACGTCCTGTCGATTGACTCAAGGATGAACGCGAAAGCCCCGGACACTTGGTTGCCGAATGCTGTAAAGACATCGCCCAGCGTGGCAACCGAGTCTTCGGCCAGCTTGATTCGATCTCGGAACACGAACAACGACGTGATGATCGCCGTAAGGGCGACGAACAGGGCACCGATTGGGTTAGCTGCAATCGCAGCCGTCAGCGCCCGGACACCGGCTCGGACCTTGGCAAGCGATCGAGTGAAGATGTTGGCCTGTGCGTTGGCGGCAGCCGTGGCACTGGCGAGCCGAGTTTCGGCAGCCGTCTGCGCCGTGGCCGCAGTAGCGGCAGCCTCGTGTGCCGCTGCAAGTCGAGTCTGCGTGGCCTGAGCGGCAGCCGAGGCATCCGTCACCGCGCTCGTCGCAACCGCAAGACGGGCCTCTGCGGCAGTGGCTTGTTCAGTGGCGACTAGGACGCCCCTGCGTGACGCAGCCACGTTTGCGTCCGCGATGGCGACACGGGCTCGAACGTCAGCCAGCGTGCCCGAGAGCGGGATATTGGCCCGGTCGGCCTCGGCTTGTGCTAGACCGGCTTGCGCTGCCTGTAGGTTCGCTTGAGCCCCAAGGACTTGGATGTCTATCTTGGCCTGTTCCGCCGCTAGTCTTTGGACGGCGGCGGCAGATGCCGCTACATCGGCTTCGGTACTGGCGACTGTCGCCTGGGCTTTTTGGACCTCTGCACCAGCAGCCGTCAATGCGGCAGCCGCCTGATCTCGATCAAAGATCGCCTTTTGCCGGGCAGCTTCCGCCGATCCAAGGATAACCACCCTGCCTGCCCTCGCAGCGGCCCGTAGCTCGACGAACGCCTGAATAGTGGGCGCTAGTCGCAGAGCACCGAATGTAGTGCCCAGGACGACAAGGCTGCGTACCAGCGCGTCCACATTGTTGCCGACAAAGCGGATCGCAGCGCCAAGACCACGCAGGAGACCAGTTCCTTCGTTCAGCTCACCGAAGAAGACGGTCAGGTTGTTACGCAGCACAGTGAATGACTGCGACAGCGTGGGGATCGTCTTGGCGAAGTTCTGCTCTAGCTCATCCTTGGCGTTGCGGAACGCCTCGATGATCACCTCGCCGGTAATCTTGCCTTCTGCGCCGAGGGTTCGCAGCTCGCCACGAGTGATACCCAGCTCCTTGGCAATCACGTCGGCCACGGCGGGAAGCTGCTCTAGCGTCGAACGAAGCTCATCGCCGCCCAGTCGGTTCGCAGCGATACCCTGTGAGAGCTGGATCAGACCGTTGTTGGCCTCTTTGGCCGACGCGCCCGACAGGATAAGGGCTTGGTTGATCGACTTCACAATCCCCAGAAGATCGCCGCCATCAACTCCCAGCTCGCGGGTAGCCAGACCAAGGCGCTGGTACAGGATCACCGTACCCTCGAATGCGGTACGGGTCTGGTTCGCTACACCGAGTAGATCGCGTGTGGTCTTGACTAGCTGCTGCTGCTCAGGCACAAGCAGCCGCAGACGGTTCTGAAGGTCCGTCAGCGAGTCCGCAAAGTTGACGATCTCCTTGATGGCGAAGCCCACCGTCAAGAAGGCGAACGCCCTCTTCAGGGCCGTCTGCACCCGGTTCGCCGAAGTCTCTACACGCCCAAGCTGGCGCTCGACAGCCTTCCCGCCTTGGGTGGCTCCCTTCGGGTCGATGATGACGTTGATTCTGAAATCGGTCATCTGGGCTTCGGTTGCTTCACTTTGTTGCGGCCAACGGGAACTTCAGGCTGGGCGTTGGACCTACGCGCCCTTGTTTGCTGGTCAGCCGACCATTCGACGTATGCCGAATCCATGTGTCGAATGACGGCTTCAAACAAGGGCAGTATACCCGAGTTTAGCCCTGCCTCATAGGCGTACTCTAGGATCTTGCTATGGGGGATTGGACCCATCGCAAAACCGATCGACCGCTCAGTGGTGAGCCGCCAGAACGCATTGTGATAGAAGAGATCCCAGCTCTCCAGATCCGGCTCGTCGCGGAACCACTCTGGAAGGCTTTTGTAGGGGACGCCGCGCTCTATCAGCGTGTCGATCGAGTGACCGTCACGCTGATAGCGCAGCTCCCATTTCAAGTATCGCACCAAGCGGTCTTGGACCGCTTCGATGTCTTCCGCCTCTAGTGCGTCAGGATCGAAAGTTGTGCAGCTCGTTGCAGTATGCCCTCAGCTCGTCGAACTCGTCGATCGGAAGCTGGGACAGCAGCTCGCGGGCAGCCTCTTCGGAGTAGGCGACCTCTTCCCCGGTGGCGTCGTCGATCCAGCCGCCCCAGTTGCCCGTCAGGACGAACTTCGGATACAGCTCCCGGTCCTGGTCCCGGTTCTCTTCGAGCATCCGAGCGTCGATCTTGCCCTTGGTCAGACGGCGACGGTTCTTGGCCTGCTGGGCCAGTACCGCGTTGATGTAGGGGCGGTTGACCTCGCCAACAGGGCGAACCTCGATCCACGGCACCATCGTCGAGCCGTCCTCCAGCTCGAACTCCAGCGAGAAGAACTCGTAACGGGCGGTGGACTGCCGGGTCACTTCCTCGGAACCGGCGAGATTGCGAAACTTCATAGTGGGGTATTGTTGTGTTTGAGGGTAGCGGGGCGGACGCCCAGTGCGCCCGCCCCCTCAGTCTAGCTCACTGCGGGACAGTCGGGAAGAGGCTGATCCCGATCGAGGTTCCCAGAGTGGTGTCCTGGAAAGCCTGACCGCTCAGGTTGACCAGAACCGACTCGTTCACCGGGAACTCCTTGTCGCCGCCGCCCAGCGTCATCGAGGGGATGTCGAAGGCGATGGCCCCATCACCGTTCTCCAGGATGAAGTCCATCGTGACGGTCGTGTTGTTACGAACGGCAGAGGTCACATCGGAGTTGGTGAAGAGAACCTGGGCTTCCAGGTCCACCTGGAAGATACCCGTGTTCAGGGCGAACGCGCCCAGGGTTCCCAGGCACTTCTCGGGCGAGACGTTGTTGTTCAGCGTCAGCGTCACGTCCTTGAAGCAGGTGGTCAGGCCCGTGGTGTCCTGGAGCAGTCGCAGTCGAGCGATGTCCGAGGAGGTGTTGAACGCGGTCGTCTGGACCGGATCAAGGGCGCTGGAGGCACCCGACTTGCGGGTGGTCGTGGGGACCTCGGTGTCCGTGCCCACGAACCCGAAGGTCACGGTGGACTTGTCGGCCAGAGGCAGGGCGATAGCCATCGTGTTAGCTCGGTTGCCCTTCGAGTATTCGTACTCGTCCGTACCGATGCTGTCGAGGTCCGGGTAAGCGGCCTCGAACTGGAAGCTGCGCTCCAGGAAGTCAGCGTCGTCCACGGCCACGTTCTTCAGGAAGCGCCCGAACAGCAGGTCAACGGTGTCGCCCGTACCCGCGTCGTTGACGATGCCCGAGGTGAGCTTGTCGAGAGTCAGCGAGCCAGAGGCGACCGCCGTGACTCGACCGTAGCCCGAACCGCTCGTCGAGAACGAGGTGCCCGCCGTGAGGCCGCCAATGTGAACGAACTGACCAACCGAGATGACGGTGGTGAGGTCGATCGGCCCAGCGTAGGTCAGCGTTCCGGTCGAGCCCGACACGCCGGTAAGGGCGAAGTCGCTGGACTGCCCACGGATACCGGCGGTCTCCAGCGTAGCGTTGGAGGGCGGCGTCTCGGTGGTGAGGTCCGTGCTCACGACGACGGTGGTGGCGGTGGCGGACGAGACTTCGTGCAGGCCGTTGTTGGCCGCGTTGGTGAAGCCTCGCGTGAAGACCAGTTGCTCGGCGGACAGCGTGGGACCCGACGGGACCGTGAAGGTCTCGGTGGTTCCGTCAACGGCTGTCGGGTTGCCGATGGTGTCGCCCTGGAAGTTGGCAAACACGAAGCCCTCGGAGAACGCGATAAAGGCGTCCAGCGTCAGGTCGTGCTCGAACTCAGCGGCGGACTCCAGATCCGTGACGGTGCCTTTCTTGCGGCCACGGTCCTTGGAGATGGGCTCTCGGGCGACGGTGGTGATGGTCGCACCGAAGGTCGAAATGTCGTTGGGCTCAAGCAGATACCAAGTAGTACCCGCAACGCCTAGCGAGGTCTCGATCGTGTATGCGAGCGAGATGTTGTTGGTTTTTACGAATGCCATTGTTGGGCTCCGGGTGGTTATTTGGTTTCCAGGTACTTACCAAAAACTTCGACGTTGAACTGTCGGGACTTGTCGCCATCCCTGATAGGCAGCTCGGTAATCACTCCGTCGTTCAGATACGCTTCGGGATCGAGGCGGACTCCCTCGAAGATCGCCCGAGCTGCTTGCGCGTAGGTGGCCCCTGTCTTCATGCCTCCGGTCACGGGGACGAAGACCTGGACAAAGATCGAAAAGTCTCTTTCGTACTTTCTATCTCCTACAGCTCCTAGAGACGTTTGACCGCCTCCGGTGTTTCTAACGCTCAGTCGAGCCCACTCGATGTCGGGGGCAGGCTCCGTGAACGGATGACCCTCGTAATGCACATAGCTCGTGGACGACCAGTTCGCGTAGAACCGATCATACACTGCCTTTCGCACTTCTTCAGGAGTCATCTGGTGTTAGTAACTGTTTGCCGCACCGCTGCGAGGATTGAAGCCTGGACGTAGCCAGCAGGCGCTTGCTTCGAGCTGCCGCTGTTCAGTTTCTCGATGTACGGTACGTTGTTGGTCTGATGGATGGTTGGGCCGGTGCGGTAAGCAGTGACGATCTCGGCAAGCCCAGTTTGCTGGACTCCGGTGTTCAATCGCCCTGCTTCCGCATCTTCCCTTGTTCCTGCCGTGCCCTCGAAGGGGGATCCGATGTTGGGCACCCAGTTAGCTCGTGCCCAGCCCGTGTCTACCGGAGTTCGCTTGATGAGTTCAGCGTTGATGTTCAGCGCGAGGCGCTTGATGAACTTCGTGGTGAACGCATCGAGGTCACTGACGACGACACGGACTGAGCGACTAGCCATCAGTCGAGATGGTCCTCCCCATACTCGGGAGTCTCGACCTCAAGCTCCTCTTCCTCTTCTTCGAGGATCGGAGCCTCTTCGATCACTTCTTCAGGCTGCTCGACCGCGCAGGCATCGCCTTCGAGGGTGCCAATGCACCCCTCTCGCCAGAGCTTGTCCAGGCGATGACGCGGCACGTCCCTACGAGCATCGAACACGCCACCGGCCTCATACACCCGTCCGCCATAGCGGAAGGTGCAGAGGACGGCGAACGAGCGCACGCGGTAGGGAGCCCTGCGGTCAGAAACAGACATCAGGCAACCGCGTTGATGAGGATCGAGCCCAGCTCGGGGGCGATGACCTTCTGGTCGTACGCCGATTCGATCTCGATGCGGCGCGACGAGGTGTGCGGCATCTCGAAACGCTTGACGCGAGTACCAGCAGCCGAAGCACCAGAGAAGCCCTGCCACGCGAAGGTGTAGCCCGCCGAGGGGGTGTAGCGACCCGGACGCTCCGGGACGTACAGCATCAGCAGGTTCTTCCCGTACAGGAAGTCGAAGTCATCGGTAGCGCCCTCGACCGCCGCGTTGTAGATCGCGGACGGAACCAGGATGCGATCGACCTCAAGCAGCTCGGCAAGGTTCTGCTGGAGAACCTTGGCCGGGCCGCTGGTCTGACCACGGTTGAGGCGGTCAACGAGATCCGGGTGGTTCTTGAGCTGCTGCCACACACGCGGACCCATGACGATGGTGTTCGGGGCGAAGCCCGTGTTCTCCATCATGTCCACACGCTTGGACTCCAGGAGACCCAGAGGGTCTGAGTCGGCGTAGTCGCTGAACTGGTCGGTGCCAGAAAGCGTCTGCTCATTGTCCCAGATGCTCGCTCCGAAGAAGGTGCTGGCCCAGTTGCGGTCGCGGTTGATGCGAGCCGCCTGAGCGAGAAGCATGGTGGCCTCAAGATCGAGATCCACCTCCTCGTCAGCGTTCTCCTCCGTCTGCTCGTCGATGTCCACAGCAAGGCTGTAAACGTCGGCGAAGTACGGAGTCGTCGAGGTGCTGTAGCCGATGGTGCTCGACTCAGCGCCCGGAGCACGCTTACCCATCTCGTCTCGCTGGAACGAGCCGCGATCGTAGGTGCGGTACAGGTCAGACTGCTTGTTGACGGGAATCACCGGGAACACGGAGTCCGCGATAAAACCCTCTTCGGACATGACCGCAACGCTCATGTTGGTGAGCGTACGGTCAACGTGAACGGCGCTGGGAGTCGGCTGCGCCTTCGTAACCGGCTTGTTGAAGTTCATTGTGGTTTACCTCCAGGATCAGGCGAGGATGTGCTCGCTGAGAAGCAGCACTTCGATGATCTCGCCAGCAGCGGAAGCCGCCTGGAGAGCAGTGCCTTGGACATGATCGCCCGAAGCCGCAGCGATGGCGCGGCCCGAAGCGTCGGACTGGACCTTGGCGTCCTGGGACACAGCGGCCCCAGCGACAACCTTGACGATTTGACCGTCGCCGGAAGCGACCTCCACAGCCTTGCCAGCGGCATCGGCAGGGGTGATCAGCACACCAGCGCAGGAGCCGCCAGCGGTGTCCTGTTGGACAACCTGACCGCTCGACAGCTTGACGAAACGGAACTGCGCGGAAGACAGGTCAGCACCCGCCTCGAACGTGAAGCTCCGCTTTTTGTTCATGGAAGCCATAGTGGTTTCTCCTTGGTTTTCAGCGGGTCTGAGCGTAAAGGGAACGACCCTCGGCGGTGCTCAGGACCGCGAAGAGAGCCTTATCGGACGACTCACCAGTCTCTTCAGCACGCTTGCTGACGAGATCGGCGAGCTTGGACTCGGCATCAACAGCCTGAGCCGACTTTGCAGCGGTCCCGAGGGTCTGGAACGCGGCACTACCGCGCTCGTTCGCAGCCTTCAGGATCTCGCCCACAGCGCCACGGACGGACTCATCAGTGATGGTGTCCACCGCACGCAGCAGGGCCATCTTGGCAACATCGTCGCCAGGAAGATTCTCCAGCTCCGACTCAGCACGCTTCGCAAGCAGCTCGTCAGCGCGAGCGGCTTTCTCGACGGCCAGTTCACGGGTGGCCTCATCGGCTTGCTTGGCAAGACGAATCACCAGATCACCCGCGCTCTTGCGGATCTCAGTCCCGTCGATGCAGGTGTAGGCGACCGGATCGGCCTCCTGCGCCTTCTCGACAAGGCGCTGACGCTCCTCATCGGACTTGGTAACGAAAGCATCGCGCTCCTCACCTTCGGCGAGGTCATTGGCGAACTCCTTTTGGGCGTCGGTCAGTTGACCGTACGCCTTGGCGAGCTGCAACTCAGCCTTGAGGGCGTCAAGCTGCTCATCGACCGCCTGCTCGCTGACGGCATCGGTTTGTTTGGTCATGGTTTCTTCCTCAGTAAGACCTTTGGAACCGGCATCAGGACCGGCGGAATCAGACGATTGGGTCATGCTAACTTGATGGGTATGCCCATCGGCCATGCCGATAGTGACCTCCCCATCATCGTTGAGAACCCACGGATGATGATGACCCATCTCGTCATCCGGGGCGTAGTCGTGGGTGCTCTGCCCACCCTGGTCATCCACATGGATGAGGTGGGAGTGACCGTTTTCGACGGACAGCAGGTGGAACGCCCGCTTCTCCGTCTTCTCTGAACGGAACTGCTGGTTAGCCACCGCAGCCCGTTGCTCGTCTTTGGGGAACTCCTTGCGGGCTTCTTCATCAGCCATGAAGCGGCTCACGAAGTCCTGCCGAGATTCGCCGTCCTTGGGCGACGGGAGACGCTTCATCGTCTCCTCTCCCTTGCTTGCACGGGGATGGTCCTTCGGAAGAAGGTCATTGTCCGTGGTGTATTTCGAGTTCTTGGGCGAGCCCGTCTTGACCAGATGCAGGAAGGCGTTGACGCGAGCCATCGCCCACTGGTTGCGGGACTGAGCGCGGGCGCTGGTCGAGTAGGCACCGGCACCGCGCCGGTAGACCGCCTTGAGCATACCCAGCGTCACCTTGCGCTCGCTGCCCTCGTTATGCTCGCTGACCTTGTTCTTGAGGCCCGTCTCGACAGCTTCGCTGATCGAGATACCTCCGCGAGAACTGCTGGCCGACCCCTCGGGGTTCTTATCACTGCCGCTGCGGCCAGTGCCGGGCGGGTCCTCGGCCTTGGTGTCGTAGCCCTTCTCCTCATCGGAGTGGTAGCCCTTCTCCTCGTCCTCTTCCTCGTCCTCGTGGCCGGGGTAGTGACGCTTCAGGATGGTGACTTTGGCGTGAGCCTGAGCCGGGAAATCAACGCCGCTGATCTCCTCCAGCTCGAACTCCTCCATGATCCTCTTATTATTCATGCGGGCACGTCCTTCAGTCGCTTACCGCCGATGCTGAATCCACGCAGCTCGCCGGTCTTGAACTTTTCGAGCATGTCGTCGTCCGGGGCCATGCCGATGATCAGCCCGGTACGGTCGGGGCTTTGGATGCCCAGGGACTTGGCGATCTCGCCAGTGAACGGAAGCATGAACACGACAGTTCCACGGTCGCCAGAGACGTGCATCTCCCTAGCGACTCGTGCGCCTTTCGCAAAGTTCGTGGCTGCCTTCAACATCGAGTGCTCAGGGATGTGGTCTCCCTGAAGGTCGAAGTAGGGCTCACCCATCTCCTTGCAGATAATCGCCCAGCCGAAGACAAGCCCTAGCTCGTCGTGGACCTTGGCGACTTCACAATGAAGCTGAAATGAATCCGTCATTCCCCCAGCATTTGATACTACCGCATCCCCCTCCGTCAAGTCCGTATTTTCTGAATCTGAATAAGCGTCATCCTGGAGGAAGATGTCTTCCGAATCGCTGCTGTGTTCGCGGATATCTCGCGGCCCTTCGTGGCTGAACTTCAGCACCCCTTCCTGTCGCAGAACGCCGTTCGCCCAGCGGCGGCCAGCGTCACCACCCCAGAGCAGCCAAGCGATAGCGCCAGCTCCCGGCTCACCGGATTCCGTGCGGCTGTCTTTGTTTTGTTCATGCCTCTCGAAGAAGGCCCGCATCCGGCGAATGGTCTGTAGCGACAGGCTCTTGCCGTTCGCCAAGTCCCGCGCCCTTGCGACCCCAGAGCGGATACCTTGGCGGCCAGCTTCTTGCGTCGAAAGGCCACCACGGCCATAACGCTCGCGCATCTCAAGTCCGCGCTTGGCGTTGCTCTGTACGCCCTTGGGCGGCTTGTAGGATTTCTTGTCTAGGTCTTCCATCAGACTTCAGCGGGAACGGCGTCAATAGCGAATCGCGTCGTGAGGACGCAACGGCACTGGATTGTTTCTGATCCCGGAGCGTCAATGTCTCCCGGATACTTGATGAGGTTGCCCGCTCCTGAAAGGAAGGGCTCTCCGATGGGGCGTTGCTGCCCGTTCATAAAGGAGTGCGAACTGCGAACTCGCTCGTCGGACGCAGTAACCCACTCCTGTACCAGTTCGTCCTTGTCGAGCAGCCCATCAGTGATGGCCTGTCGGTAGGCCGCCTGCGCCCCCTCGTGGACCGCACGCAGCGCCTCGGTTCGAGCGATTACTTCGCTTCGGTAGCTAATATACCGCTCGCGGTAGCGATCCACCATCCTGTTGATCTGATCGCTTGTAAGAGGACGATCACCGGACACGGCGGCCCGCACACTAGGATCAAACCTGCGGTCGCGCAAAGCTCGTTGCAAAGCAGCAGCATCGCCTTCCTCCAGCAATCGGCGATAGTTTAGTACGGCCTGCACCTGCCGACGGGTCAGGCCAATCGACTGACGGAAGAGGAGTGCCTGCTGCCGGGGGTTGAGCCCCTGCGCGATACCCTCGACCATCGCAAAACGGGTAGCGAGTCGCTGCTCCCGTGTGAACTGCTGAACCAGCCTGAGCTGGTTCTGTCTCATTCGTTCGACAGCTCTGTTGTTCGTACGGTCGAAACTCACGACCACGTTGATAGAGTTGCCGATGAAGCGCATCGTGTCGTCAGCCGACAACAGGTACGCAGTAGAGAAGCCGTTGGCAAGGTTGGCCGCAGCCAGCTCTGCTGCGACCAGTGCCTCATCGAATCGACGTGCCGCCAGTAGCTCCTCAAGCTCCTGGAGCTGCCACCGATCCTGGATCTGCGTAACGGTTTCGAGGAAACGACGACGGAACAGCAGGCCCGTCGTTGCGAGCAAGCCTTCGATGCGTTTCGGGTCGTCTTCCTTCTCAGCCATCAGGCCCTCACAGCGGCGATGTATGTGGCGGCGTCGGGGTCGCGCTCAACGGGGCCGACGATCTCGAACGTCTGTCCTTCGATGACCACTCGATCATCGGGTTCGGGCACGATCCCATTCGGCAGCGTGCCTGCCAGAATCAGAACCACCCGAGAGCCCTGCTTGATTGCGGTGCCGGGCGTGCGGCTGGCATCGTATGTGTCCAGGATCCCACGGCAGGTGTATGTGCGCGTGGTCTCTGGGCGGGCTCCAGTCAGATCGGACGGGTCGATAGCGCCCACGCGGATCTTGTTCAGACGAACGGGCAGTAGACGGGAACCAAGTGCCTTGGCTACCCGCTCTGCGATCCGTGCTCCGAAAAGATTGTTACCCATTAGGACAGAGGCTCGTCGAGGCTGTAGGTGTCGCAGTCGTCAAACTGCGAGGTGTCGGAGGTTCCAAACGCAGACGGCAGGCCCTTGCCGCCGTAGCCGCAAAGGTACTCGCGGATCCACTCCATGACCACGATCGGGAACCTAGTCAGCCCATCGGTGCCTAGCACACCACCAGGACGGAAGAACTCGATCTCGACGCTACCGGCTTTGTATTTCTTGTCGTTGCTTCCGGTGTTCTGCGCCGTCTCAAGCGTTTCGTCCTGTGAAAGCTCGTAGGCCAGCTCGATGCAGCCGTTGATGATCCCATCGGGAACCGTATCGGTTGCCACGGAGTTGCCGTCCGCATCGGTCACTCCGGTACGGGGCCACTCCAGCGTTTGTGCTGTGTCGGTCTTCGATCCGATGAAGCACTGCTTGTCGAGAAGCCGCGTGGCCGTGATCAGCGACCTAGCCTTGGTGTCGTTATCGACTGCCGACCAGTTGAGCCCAGCGCGAACCGAATCGCCCAGGTAGGTGTCGGCAGATGCGATGGTGGCGTAGCTGTTGCCGGAAGTTCCGGTAGTGGGCGTACTAGGCATTGTCGATGTTGGGTTCGAGGGTCAGGGTTCCGACTGCAAACACTTCGCTGTTGCCGCTGCCATCCACACCCTCTAGCTCGATGTAGTAGCTGCCGGGGGTCAGGCTCGTCGTGTCGGCTTCGAGCAGTGTGATATCAACAATACCGCTGGCAGGTGTGGTCTTCACCACCTGCGTCGGGTCGCTGGTGCTGTTCAGGTCGATAACAGCACCAGTTTCGATCGGGTTGCCCGAAGCGTTGGTGCGGGTCGCAGCCCAGCGGATCGTGTAGGATGTGATATCCAGCGCCGCGCCCGAGTTGTCCTCGTCCGTGACGGTGTACCTGAGCACCTTGCGGTTGCCTCGGTACATGGTGGCGTCTTGTGCTGTCTTTGCCATCAGGCTTTCGTACCTCCGAGGTCAGCGATGTCGTCTGAGCTGCCGCTAAGGTTCACAAGTATATCCGAACTAGCGGTAAGCTCCGTAGTCGTATTTTGCGAACCAGCAAGAGCTGTGAGAGTGTCCTTGGTGCCTGCAAGGGCAACAATGGTGTCTTTCGATCCCAGCAGCTCCGTGTCTGCGCCGAGAAGTTCGGCATCGGACAGGGAGACAGAGGGCGCAGAGAGGGCGACGGTGATCTCTGCATCGAGGATCAGGGACGCAGCAGCATCGGCGCTGATGGGTCTCAGCGAAGCGTCGATCTCGGCGTCCAGCAGGAGATCCGCTTCCAGAGAGGCGGAGGCAGCGGGCAGCTCCGGTGCGGCCTGCACGTCGAAGAACGATGCCGCCTCCAGCGAAGCCGCAATCGCCGGGAGGCCCGTGGTGATGGCCGCGTCGAGGATCTGTTCCGCAACAACGCTTGCGGAGGCTGCGCCGAGCTGCGCGTCGATCTCGGCATCCACCTGGGCTGCGGATACATCACCAACCACCGTGACGGAGGCGCTAGGCAGCGCGATCGTGATCACTGCGTCTAGCAGCAGCTCTGCGACAGCGGAGGCGGACACACTCGGGAGCCCAGCGGTGATCTCAGCCTCGGTCAGTAGCTCCTCGGCGGTGATGTCCACGCTCGCAGCGGGGAGCCCAGCGGTGATCACTGCGTCTAGCAGCAGCTCTGCGACAGCGGAAGCGGCGGCGCTCGGGAGTTGAGCTGACGTGCTGGCCTCTATCAGTTGCTCGGCAACGGCGCTCGCGGACGCCGCAGACAGCGTGGCGGTGACTTCCGCATCGAGCAGTAGTTCGGCGACCGCTGATGCCGAAGACGCCGGTAGATTGGCATCAGCCGATGCTTCCAGCAGCAGCTCGGCCACCGCACTTGCCGACATGGGAGCAAGCGTCACGCTGATGTCGCTGTCCAGCAGTAGCTCTGCGGTAGCGGAGGCGGACACACTCGGCAGCGCGAGCGACACTTCCGAGTCGAACAGCAGCTCTGCGACAGCCGATGCGCTGGCAGCAGAAAGCGCCGCCGTCGCCTCGGCATCGAACAACTCCTCGGCCACGATGGACGCGCTGATCGAGGGCAGTCCACCTGTGGTATCAGCAAGGAAAGGAAGCTCCTCGACCACGAGCATGTGGTATCTGCGAGGAGT